CACAGCTCGTGGGTCGGGAAAGCGTAAGCGGCAATCATGCCTGCCAAGCCGGCTCCTATAATCACGGTGTGCCTCCTTCAATGCGCACCCAGCCAGAACGCTGGAGCGCGAACACACGGCTGCGTACGGAGAATCCGAACCGAGCGTCCAATTCTCCGAGTGTCATGCTGCCGCCATTGTCCACCAATGCGTTGATTATCGCACGGCGGTCACTGCCAGACTGCAGCTTGGTTTGACCTGTTGCACACAGATACACCTTAGACTTGGCGGTGTAGATGGGTGGTCTACCTAATGCTTGTCTCATAATTCCTCCTTATGACGTGTGTCATAATCATCAATCCATTCGTTGTCCTCTGCTTCATGTATCAACTGAGTGATGTCATCAACTGCGGGGTCATCGTAATCTGTTCCGTGCTCAACCAGTTCCTCTCTGTACTCATCGAGATACACCGCAGCTGCGTTCGCCCAGTCTATTATTCGGCGCAGCTCATTGCACATCATGATTTTTCCTCCTCCGCACATGCTTCTTCAAAACACTCTTGAGCAAACGTTCGCCACTCGGCACGAGTCATGGCGGTTCCGCGCTTGCGCTCAACCAGTTGCTCATAGCGCTCAAACTGGGCAGCAGTCATCATCGACACAAAGCCGCGAATGAGCGAGTCACGTTCATCGAGCGCGGGTAGTGGGGCACTGAAGCACACTTTCAGCCGGCGCAACACACCAGACAAGCATTGCATCATTTTGGTGCCTCATACAGTAAGGCATTGTTGCACCGGGTAAAAATATCATACAACGCAGCTTCGTCCTCTGTCAAATAATGCCATCCAACGGCTTGCCACCGTTGTATCGCTGCCTGGGCTGTGTCGGCAATGTCCATGAGCGCAGCGCGCAATCTCGCTTCTTCTTCGGTCATTGGGCTCTCCTTCCATCACCGTGAAAATGGCATCACGATGGCAAAACTGTCATCAGTATAATTGAACACGATGGCATGCAACCAGTCTGTGTGAGTGATAGATTCAACGGGCAGAACGGTGAGGGCATGATTGAAGAATTCTTCATTGATGTACAGGACATTGTGGGCTTCATCAGCGGCGTCATTTTTGAAGCCGTTCCATGTCATGGTGCCTAATACCATGTCGTCGTATTCATTCCTCACTTCGACCACAGACTGCTCTTTCGGGCGAATGGAAATTTTTGCATAGTCTCGCACTTCCTTCCCCAGCTTTCTGTAAACGGCATGAATGGCGTGCCACTCAGCGACACTCGGAGCTGCAAGCTTCCGAACGGGTTGCTTACCATCAGCCCACAGATTCAATAGTTTGGTATGACCGGCGGGGACCACGAGGCGCCAATTCGGGAAGTGACCATCAATCGCTTTCACCACATACAAGAATGTGCTGTCACGATAGTCGAATCTGAATGCCGCATACTCGCCATGCATCATAAATCTGATGTTCACACCTTTCTTCAGCATGATATCAATCAGCCTAGTGTGGGGAAGTGTCACAGCGGGGAATCCATCGAATCCAAGGGCTGCGTACATCTGGCGACCGTCCGTGGCGACAGCGTATGGACTGTCAAAATGCACACCTTCTATGTATGGTCTGGTATCGTCGGTGCTGGCGAACGTATATGCTATGAGCATTCTTTCGGCCTGGCTTTTGGTGATAGGCATAGCCAAAAGGAAGTCCAAGCTCATCAAGAAGTAAGTATCTGAGAATTCCATAGTGCTCATTGCAGATTTTTTCGCGAGCTGGCTGTAAGCTCTGCTCGTTGCCAGCTCGTATACGCCATCGTCAATCGCTTCTAGGGAAGAGGCCACCAGCATAAGGAATTGCTTGCCGTCCATTGCCGCAAGAGTGTTATTGCTCTTGCAGACATAGTTGTACAGGGTTCCAATGCCTCGCACCGACCCAACGTGCCCGGCCAATTCCAAAAATGCTGCCACTCCGTTCTCGTTCTTGTTCATCCTAGTCTCCTTTGTTCTATTCCATCGTTGGTCATCGGCAGCGTCGAGCTGCGCTTCCTCGCGCTGCGCTCGAGCTGCCTGGGACTCTTGCTCCACCGGCGGGTCTGGCCAATCATTAGGATTCCACATATCAGTAATTAATGGGGATAATTTCCCATGTGTGCCCGAATGCTTCCATTTTGCCCTGCTCTTTGAGCTTGCCGCGGAACTGAATATGCTTGCCCATGGGCAAGTCTAAAGCCTGGAAAGCCGCGCGCACAGATGGATAGTCCTTGCCGTCCACGCACACGGCAGAACGTTCACACCGCGCACTGCGCACGTCAGGGTTCTGCCATGCCTTGCTCTGCGCGGGGCTCACCAACACTTTCTGGGGCACCGACGACGCATTCAACATGTCTGCAATCGCCTGGGGAGCTGCAGATGGGGCGGAGATGGACTGCATGAGCGCAGCCACTCGCTTGATTGCTGAGGCTCTGCTAGAAAATCTCTTTACAGGAATGCTGGCATGAGCATTGTAGTACTCAACCAGCGCCTTGGTGTCGGCATTCATCACGTCAGTTAAGGTCATAATCGCTCTTTTCTCTTTCTCTTTCTCTTTCATAATGGTCTCCTTGTTCTAAAGATAGTATGCTCTATTTCCGGACAAAAAGCAACGCATTCTGTCCGGAAATGTCTCACTCTGAAATACTCGCTAAATACGTAAAGGCTTTAACTGCTTCATACGCATCAGTGAACCGGCTCACCACAGTGGGCTGGCACTCTGCAGTGAGTATGCTGCTATTCTCGAGTAAGTACTCGGTACCTGCTTTGCTGCTCACCTTCACCAGAATCATGTCGCCGTGCGCCACAATCACTTCTACATTCTGCTTCATAACGTCCTCCTTTCTTCGTTCCATCTATTCTCTATTATCGTTCTTTTCTGTTTAAAAGGCAAGTACTTTTGAACAAAAATCGTCAAAAATACGCATTATTTTGCATTATTTTTTGCCTGTCGGGCAGACCCGTTGTCTGCCCGAGCAATCAACTCATTAGACACCTTTCCGCTCCGAGCGAATAATCATGGCGTTCACAGCCACCCAGAAATCAAGTCCCTCGTCCGTTTCAGACCACACAAACAGCTCGTCCAAATTTACATGCCGTGCGCGTGGTCTAAAATGAGCCTCTTCATTCCAAATGATTCTCTCGAGGCCATCAATAGCTTTGCGCTGCGCTGCCTGACCAGACATGGCGAGCCGCTGACCAATCTGATTCCACTCGTCGTGGGACAAGCTCAACAACTGCTTTTCTGCTTTATACATGCCAATCTCCTTTTTCACGGCAATACGATAATGGTGGGGTACTTCGCTCCACGTGCCTTCAACATAGCTACCACTGCCTTCTTGGCCTCGGCGTAGGTACCATAAGAACTGAGCGTCTCGGTATCTTTCCCATACTCGCGGCACTCAAACATCCAGCGACCGGTACCGCGGGGTTCCTTGCCGTGAGAAAACTTGTACTGGCTCGTCTTGATTGTCACTGTCATAACGTTCTCCTTTCTTCTTTCTTCGTTCTATCTATTCTCTATTATCGTTCTTTTCTGTTTAAAAGGCAAGTACTTTTGAACAGAAATCTGCATATTTTTGCACTTTTTCTGCATTATTTTCACCTGTCTGAAAGTTTCCGAAACGCTTTGACAGCCTCATAAATGTCGCCGCACTGGCACACAATGCTCGGCAGCCCAATGTCGTCGAGATGGACTTTGTCTTCAACAAAGTACTCGATTGTTCCAAATCGAGTATGCATCTTGACCAAAGATATGCCGTTCCTCTCGGCAACAATCTCTGCGCTAATCTGGCACTGATTCATGATGGCCTCCTTTCTTCGTTCTATCTATTCTCTATTATCGTTCTTTTCTGTTTAAAAGGCAAGTACTTTTGAACAAAATCGTCAAAAATATGCATTATTTTGCACTATTTTTGCATTATTTTTAAAATGTTCCTTTTAATAAGGCGCTCGGGGCGACAGTCTCAGACATAATCGGACAGATGAGGTTGCTTTTTACGCAATTACGAACGATACTATATCCAGAACGGCTCGACGCAGGCATTGGCGTGCGTCACAACAGAAAGAAAGGAGGAAAGAACCACGAAAACCAGAAAGGTGTACATCCCACAGCTACCAACACGCTACGACAAGGCAACCAACCAACGCATTCCAGCTATTGACGCAAACCCAGCCGCCCAATTCGGCGAGCTAGTAACCATCTTCGGGCAAGACGTCAATCGTTCTCAAGCGCTCGCAATGTTGCGTGCTGGTCAACCACTCGGCGTGGAAATTGAAGCGGACGACTACATACTCGCCGTTGGCGATGTAGTGCTGTTAGCATTAACCATCGTTCATGCCCTGCAACGCAACGGAAGAGCCACATTGCTGCGCTGGGACAACGAAACGAAAATGTACAGAACGGAGGATATTCAGAATGGGTGATTTACAGCGTGTAGTGCAACTGGGTGAACTACTCGTCGAACAACGAGCTAAGCTGGTCGAAGCAGAAAAAGCGGCTGCGACCATTAAAGCGACAGTCCTACAGCTCGAACGTGAAGACCTGCCTGCGCTCATGGCAGAAATTGGTGTCAGCGAAATTCGCCTGACCAATGGCAAAAAGATTGCGGTGCAAGAGGACTGTGATGCCGCCATCAGCGAGAAAAACAAACCAGCGGCGTTCCGTTGGCTGTTAGACAACGGCTTCGGCGGCATTATCAAGGTGCTCGTGGCAGTGCAATTCGGCAAAGGCGAGCATGACCAAGCACAAAAAGTGGCCGCAGCATTGCAGAAGAAATACCGCAACAATCAAGTGGCCTTGGAGGAAAACGTTCATCCAGCAACACTCAAGGCGTTTGTTAAAGAGCGCATGACCGCAGGAGAACCAGTACCGGTTGACCTGTTCGGCGTGTATGTTTATAGCAAGGCAGTCATCAAAGACTGACCAAATAAGAACAAGGAGTCAAGAATGAAAGAGGAAAAGAACACGAAGAGAACCAAGAACGCCAACGCAGCGGCTACCCAGTCAGCTGCGCTTCCCACCACTGCACTCGCAGACAGAATTGCCCAAGACGCTGGTGCCGGCATGGAAGGTGTCGACCGCGACTCGTTCGCCATCCCATTCATCCGGGTATTGCAGCAAATGTCGCCGCAATGCACTGCTGGTAAAACAGGATATAATCCTGCAGCAAAAGCGGGACAATTCATCAACACGGTGACTGGAGAGCTCATCGATGGCAACGAAGGATTCATTTTCATACCATGCGCGTTCCAGCGGCGATTCATCCAGTGGGCACCACGCAGCAGCACCGGCGGGTCATACAAAGGCGAGTGGTTGCCAGAAGATGTTGCGGCAAAGCTCATCGCTGGGGAACTCAAGAAAGGGGACGATGGACGCATTTACGTTGGTGAGCCCAATCCCAAAAAGAGTGATTATCTGGCAGACACACGTAACCATTTCGGGCTCATGGTCACAGATAGAGGTGTCACCCAGGTGCTGCTGTCGCTCAGCTCTACTCAAATCAAAAAATCCAAGCAGCTCATGGGCATTCTTTCGTCCATTCGCATCAACGGCCAGGTGCCGCCGACATGGCTGAGCAAGATTCGCATCACCACACTGCCCGAAAGCAACGACCAGGGGTCGTGGTTCGGCATTCGGGTAGAGCATGCAGGCTTCGTGGACGACCCGAATCTGTATGACATGGCGCGAGAATTCCACGACACAATAGCGGCGGGCATGGCCAAGGCAGACTACCACGACGCAGAGGCGGATGGCTCCACCGACGAAGAAGAAAAGTTCTAGCAGCTCCTGACGAACACGTTTATGTATGGGCGAGGGGCACAGCAGCACTCGCCCATACATTTTTGCGCAGCATAGCAAAGGAGCGGGTTATGAGCGAGCGTCAGCAATTAATGAAAGAATTCTTGGCAGCGATGTATCGCTACGTGCCATCACACGCACGGGTGCTCGGCTGCCAGTTTCGTGGCGACCCAAATGCAGACCAACCAGGCAAGTGGCGTGTCACACCAATAACCACTGTGGCGCAGCTAGACGACCAGGCGAATGTATACCTAACAGTCAGCGCCATGCAACGCAATGAGCGCGGGGAATTCCGGCGGCGCAAAGATAACTTCGCCGGCGGAGTGCTGCTAATGATTGATGACATTGGCACCGGTGCGGGCAGCAAGTTTCCGTTGTCCATTCTGGAGGCACTCCAGCCCACAGCACTCATCGAAACGTCACCGGGCAATCATCAAGCCGTTTACATGTTTGACAGCCTGGTGACAGACAGCGCGGAGTTCGACGCACTCATCACCGGATTTATAGCCAAGCAATTCCTGGGTCACGACACCGGTATGGCGGGTATTAACAGGGTGTTCCGACCGCCATACGGTGTAAACGGAAAGCAGAAATATTCCGGCTGGCACGTTGTGTGCAGAGCTTGGAATCCCGAAGCACGATACAGCATTGCGCACATCGCGGAAGCGTTCAAGGTAAACTTGGACGAACACAGCGGCGTGCCGTTGCCGCGCGCAGCTACCGCAAGCAAGGCGGACAACATCCGCGCGTTCGTGGCAGTGAGACAAGCATTGCGCGACGCAGGCATGCTCAAGCGGCTAACCCCAGACCCGTCGGGCTGGCAGGACATAGTCTGCCCATGGACGGCAGGCCACACGGACGCAGCGGACAACGGAGCGGCCATCAGAGAGCCAGCGGAGGAAAATGGCTGGGTCGGCGCGTTCCGGTGCCACCATGGGTCATGCGCGGGCAGAGGCTGGAGAGACCTGACAGATTGGCTCGCCGAGCACCAAAGTGAGCTGCTCGAGCGAGTCAATGCCACAGCACCAGGATTCGAGGCATTCTATGACAGATGAAGAACTCTTAGCTGAAGCAGCGTGCCACGAGCATGACTTTGTTCGGCGGACAAGAACTATCGAAGATTTTAGATATGACGAGCAACAGGAAAAATACTGGGATACCACCACCGGGAACCTTTTGGCAGCTAAAAGTGTGGACGGCGCAATCCCACGCAGCCTATGGCCAACCATCCTGGGTAGTGATGGGGAAAAGAAGAAAGTGGCACCGTCACGTGCCATCAACAATATTGACACAGGACTCACCGTGGAAGGTTCCACCTGGTGGCCTGGGCAGCCAAAGTTTATTCATGATGTGGTAATTTCAGAGCGCGGCGCCATGCCGCTGCGCGGCGCATGCTGCTACAATTTATACATTGAGCCCAGCCGGTGCTGGGTTCCTCACACCGAAGACCCTACGCCATGGCTCAATCATGTCAAAAAGCTATACCCAGAACCGGAAGAGCATGAGCACTTTTTCGATTTTTGCGCGCATATGATTCAGCGACCGGACGAAAAAGTGAATCATGGCATAGTCATGGCAGGGGTTCAGGGTATTGGCAAAGACACTGCATTGATGCCAATCAGGCGCGGGGTAGGCGAGTGGAATGCCGCAGAAATCGGTCCCGACGCCATCATGAGCGCCTATAACGGTTACGTGAAAAGTGTGCTGCTCATCATCAATGAAGTTCGACCACAGGAAGAAGAATTCAAGGCAGTTAATTTTTACAATCTATTGAAGCCAATCTTGTCCTCGCCACCGGAAATGCTACCAATGACACTGAAATATGCCAACACAATCTACGTGCGCAACTTGTGCCATGTGGTGTTGACTACCAATGACCCGTTGGCCATGTACATCCCCACAGAAGACCGGAGGTTGTTCGTCATGAGTTCGGCACTCGGCGACCCAAAGACGTCCGGGCAGTTCTCAGCAGACTACTTTGACCAATTGTACCACTGGCTAAACAACGGCGGAACGGAAAGTGTGATTGATTGGCTCAAGCGGCGTAAGATTCCTCAGCAATTAATCACCGCGGCGCCACCACTCACGCGAGGCAAAACAGCCATCATCGAATCAGCCGCACAAGTTCGCCGCACCGCGGTGGATGATGTGTGGGAGGATTTTTGCCAGATAATCATGGGCGGCAAGCGACCAAAAGTGTTCTTCCATCGGGATTTGACGGACTTCGTTCGCGCGGAAAGATTCGACGACGCCGAGAAACTGCTGACAGCGCTCAATGCCAAAAACTTCCACTTTAAAATGGCAGAACGGGGCTACGACTTGGTGCGCTGCCCCGAAACTGCAGAGTGGCGAAATGGGGAATATCGCAGCAGGACAGCATTTGCCGACAAGTCATTGAGCCGCTCAGAACAGCTCCGGCTCATCAGAGAAGCGCTCGCCACTCGCGGTGCAGCCACATTCTGACCATCTCACCACAAACAGTTTCCGCGCGGGTCAAAATTTTCCGCGCGGAAAACAAGTCTTTGTAGAGTAACAACTTACCAAGAATTATTGTTCAAATCCGCGCGGAAAAATAAAAGCCGCGCGGATGGATAACTCCTTACAAGGCAACGAGTTAGCCACACAAAAAGAGTGTCCGCGCGGCTCGCGCGGTATTTTCGAAACTTCTATACAGAGTACAATTTTATAAAAGGTTAGATTTTCCGCGGGAGCCGCGCGGCACTGAGAAAAAGTGCTCGTAAGTCGTGGCTGTAACAGGAGATACTCGTCCGCGCGGCAAATAGAAATACCGCGCGAAGCCGCGCGGAAAAATTGTTTTATCACGTTTGTTGATTTTGTCTAAGTCGTGGCTGTACCATGAGATGCTTGAATTATGACGGATAAAGCGTCTCGGATTATATTCAATTTTCCGCGGGACTTGACGAATAAGTCTACAGTGAAATTTTTGACTAGAAATTATGTCGTGATATGTCCGTATATGTCCTTGCTTTTTCTTCCAGGAAGTGCGATGATTAACGATGAGGGAGCAATGTATGGAAATAGCGCTATTCATTGCAGGTCTCTATGTCTAATGAAGCGACCCGTTTCAAGCCTGGCGTTTCGGGCAATCCGAAAGGCAAGCAGCGGGGTGAGGTTCGCTTTGATGTACTGCTGCGCAAGGCGCTCAAAGCGAAGTTCACTGTGGAAGATGGCAAGACCATCACCGCAGCTGAAGCAATTGTGCTCAAGACTGTGAAAGGCGCAATCGAGGGCAACACCAAGTGCATCAAAATTGTTTTTGACCGTGCGTGGGGCGCTGTGCCTCAAAGTACTGTGGTTCAGCTTTCCGGCTCCGCTGTTGCCATTCAATATGGCGCTCTGACAGAGAAGCAGAAGGCTGCCGTTATTGCGGCGAACGAAGCACTTGCTGAAGGTGATGAGTGAAAATACTTTCGCCTACTGAGATTCGCATACTCGCAGGACAGCTTTCGCTGTATGAGTACATGCGGAATCAGTATCCGCGATTCTATACTCGTGATAAGCCACATCTGAAAACACTGTGCGACACTCTCCAAGCATTCATTGAGGACAAGCTGCTTGACGACACCGGGCAGCCTGTTCAGAATCTTATGTTGAACATGCCTCCACGACACGGCAAAACGTTGTCTGTGATGGGGCTGGTTCAGTGGGATTTGGGACGTGACCCGTTGCAGTCGTATGTGTGCGTGTCGTACAATGAGAAGCTGTCCTCTCGATTCGCTCGCGGCGTTCGGGATGCTATGCAAGAAGTGAAGATGGGCTCTCGGTTGGTGTACAGCGACTATTTCCGTACACGGGTTAAAGCTGGCGACAGTGCGTATGAGGCTTGGAGCGTGGAAGGTTCTCCGTTCTCGTTTTTGGCGACGTCTCCTGGCGGCACTTTGACCGGCATTGGATGCACTCGCGGCATTATTGACGACCCAGTCAAATCCTCTGATGAAGCGTTTAATGACACTGTGCTGGAGAACATTCGTGACTGGTATGTCAACACATTCCTTTCGCGGCTGGAGTCTGGCGCGAAGCAGCTGCTCTTGATGACACGTTGGGCAACGGGCGACTTGTGTGGTTGGCTGCTCGAAAAAGAACCTGAGAAGTGGCACGTTGTTGTTCTGCCAGCGAACGTTACCGGTGCGGAGAATCCTACTGACGACGACATGTTGTGTCCTGCCATTTTGGACGCTGCGACCTATCTTGACCGCAGGACAAAAACCGACCCGGTGATTCACGCAGCCAACTATGACCAAAAGCCGTATGATTCAACCGACAAGCTCTATCCGTCATTGAAAACGTATCGCCTTGAGGATGCTCCGAAATTCTCAAAGATTGAAAACTACACAGACACTGCGGACGAAGGCTCGGATTACTTGGCGTCCATTACTTATGGTGTGGCCTCGGGGTTGGCCTATGTTCTGGACGTTATTTACACCCAGGACAGCATGGAAGTGACGGAACCGGCGCTGGCTAAAACACTCATCAATCATAAGGTGCACCGGGCACACATTGAGTCGAATAATGGTGGGCGCGGCTTTGCGCGTGCTGTGGAGAAATTGATTAGAGCTGCAGGCAATACTGAAACTGCCATCGATTGGTTCCATCAGTCTGAAAATAAACAAGCGCGAATACTCTCTAATGCAATATCTGTTAATAACTGTGTGTTATTTCCTGAAGGATGGCAATATCGTTGGCCACGATTTTATGAGGACATCACTCGTGTGGGTCGAAGCGGCAAGTGGGCTCACGACGATGCCATGGATGCGCTAACCGGTGTGGTGGAGAAGAGCTTGTCTCGGCCGACTTTTGCAATTCTTTAATAGGAGAAGACTATGGTGTGTTATATTTGCGGGATGCCAAGCGTTCTCAAATGTCGTGAATGTGGAAAGCCTGTGTGTGGTTATCATTACGACTATTCTGATGGCAAGTGCACCGTTTGTCATGACAAGCAGTTTGCCAAGCCGGAAACAGATTTGGCTGCGGCTGCTGTTGAAACGAAGCCGGCGAATGTCGTGGAAACGAAGCCTATGCTGCCGAAAAGCAGGAAGGATAGGGTGTAATGTCACTTACCAGGCGAGCTGAATTCGACCAGCAGCGTGGACTTCGTAAGCTGTGGACTCAAGCACCGGAAGGTAATGTTGCTTCGCTGCTTGAGCTGTATCATACCAATCCTCGTCTGGATGCTATTGATATTAAAGCAACGCACATTGCCAGTGTGCCGTGGGCATTGTATGACAAGGCTGCGTGGGATGCCTCTCCTGACGAAGCGCAGCCGATACTGAATCATCCTGCCACCGCGTTGCTGCTTGAACCTTGTCCTGCGTATCCTGAGATTGATGGCTCGGTGTTTATATATTTGACCTATGTTTATAAGCGTCTGACCGGCGAAGCGTATTGGTGGAAGATTCGCAACGGCTCGTTTATTGAAGCGCTGTACATTATGCCGAAGTCATGGTGCTTGCAGACACCGAGCTATGGTAGTCCATATTTTCTGTTTATGCCCATGGGCGTTGCGGGCGGGCAAACTGTCAAAGCTGACCCAGCCGACATTGTGTGGTTTAAAAGTCCAAATATTGCCGACCCGTATTCTCGTGGTCGTGGGCGTTCAGAGAATATGTTGGATGAGTATGAGTCTGATGAACTGGCTGCGAAATATCAGAAGAATTATTTCTACAATGATGCCACTCCACCAATTGCCATTTCCGCACCCGGTGCGACAGAGCAAGAGGTTACCCAGCTCAAGCAGTCCTGGATGCAGCGCGTTGGTGGGTTCCTTCGCGCACGTGCTCCGGCGTTCTTGACCTGGGAAGGTGCGAAGATAGAGAAGATTGCTGACTCTCAGCGCGAGATGGATTTTGTTGAGTCACGCAAGTTTATGCGTGACATGGCGAATCAGCATGAACAGCTTCCTCCTGAGATTGCCGGCATTATTGAGAATTCGAATCGTTCCACCATTGATGCAGCGTTCTATTTGCTCATGAAGAACGTTCTTGTGCCTGAGATTGCTGCGCTGGATGCGACCATCACTCGGCAGCTCATTGCTGCTGACTATGATAATCGTATTGTGTATCGCCACAAGAATGTGACTCCTCAAGATGAAGCGTTCAAGCTTCAAAAAGTTAATGAAGGCGTGAGCCGTGGCATGCTGACCCGTGCCGAATGGCGCAAGGCTATGGGCTATCCTGTGGATGAAGCACGAGACAATGTGTATGTCATTCCGTTCTCACTGACTGAAGTGAAACCTGGAGCGCAGCTCGCTCCACAGCCTGCTCCTGCTCCTGCGCCTACGCCAATTGCTGAGCCGGCTGCAAAGACCATTGATTATTCTTTGTCGAAGGCTGTCAAGAATAAATTCTCTGCCGAGCAACGTGCTGCCGTTTGGAAAGTGTTTGACACGAAAGCTGCTGGCGGCGAACCGTTCTTTATGGAAGCTGTGCGCAAACTGGCTGCTACCCAAGACAAACTTTTCCGTGACACATTCAAAGCTGAACTGGGCAACGGGCGCGACTTTATGGGCGCTGTTGAACGTACCACACAGAAAGTGCTTGGCGAAAGCGCTGATGTTGCTGTGAAATCGGGATTGGCTCCTGCCTGGCTTGCATCTTTGAAGAACGGCTTTGAGCTGGCGCAAGAATTGCTTGGTGGTGGCATTGATTTTTCGCTGTACAATCCGAAGTTTAATGCGTGGGTTGATAAGGCTGGCCTCTTGAAGGCTAAAGAAATTAACGACACAACTCGTTCTGAGCTGCGCGAAAAACTTGCTGCCGAAATATCAGACGGGCTGCAGTCTGGTGAATCGATGGCTGAGATTGCCGACCGTGTAAGTGCTGCAACGGCTGGCGTGTATGACAACATGAGTCAAAACCGTGCTATGGTTATTGCTCGCACGGAAACTGCAGCGAGTGTGAATGCTGGACAGTACGAAGTGTATAAAGGTGAAGGTGTCGAGCGGAAAGAGTGGCTCGCTACCCAGGATGACCGTACACGAGATATCCATGCTGCTGCAGACGGGCAAGTGGTTGGTATTGATGAGCCGTTTATAGTTGGCGGGGAAGCGTTGATGTATCCACTAGACCCTAACGGCAGTGCGGAGAACGTTATAAATTGCAGGTGCACCATTGTGCCTGTGATAGAGGAGTCATGATGGACGAGCTGAGAACGTTATCTGTTAAATCTGCTCAGCAAAGCGAGCGGGTTATTCGATTCATTGCTTCAGACGAATCTCTTGACCGTGATGGTGACATCATTACTGCAACGGGGTGGCAACTAGGGAACTATCTGAAAAATCCTGTGGTACTTTATGGCCACGACTATGACAAACTTCCTGTTGGCAAGGCTACATCGGTGCAGATTGATACCGCGGCGCGGCAATTGATTATTGATGTGCAATTCCCCACCGTTGAAGAGCTTTCCAGTGGCGTTCCGTCTGAGCATGCCTTGTTTGTAGACAGCGTGTACAACCTTGCCAAGCTCGGTGTACTGAACGCTGTGTCTGTGGGCTTTCGAGGATTGCAGGTGGAACCAATTCTGGACGAGAAAGGTCAGTGGGTGGGACGACGGTTCTTGTCTCAGGAATTGATGGAGCTGTCTATCGTTCCGGTGCCTGCGAACGCCAATGCCGTTGCTATCATGCGCGAAGCCAATGTGGATGCAGCGGTGATAAAAAGTTTTCAGAGCGTTGTTACGAAAGTGGGGCGGCGGCTATCCGCTGCGTCACTCGCTTCGTTGCATGCTATTCGGGACAAGCTCGACGAGGCTAATGCAAAACTGGACGAGGCACGGGCTGAATATGCTGTGCTCGTCGGTGACCTTGACCAGCAGGACGATGGGCAAGACGAACCTAAAGCGACTGAGCCGGATGCGAAGAACGTGTCCGACATAATTGAAATCATCGACACTCATATATTTGAGTTCGATGAGCCGAAGAACGGTGAATCTAAACACAAGGAGTAGGCTATGCAGCTTACCGATGTTGAATTGAAGAAGATGATTGATGATGGCGCGAAAGCCGCTGTCGACGCTGCACTCTCTCAGAAGGCGGAAGCGGACAAGGCAAAAGACGAGGAGCACAAAAGTGCCTTGCGCGCTGAATTTCAGGCGGTGTATGAAGAGAATCGCAAGCGGGAAGAGGCCACAGGCGTGAAAAGTGGGCTCACTCCTTTGGAGAAGCTTGGCCGGCTTATCACTGTGGCTGCGGCAGGGAAGTGTGAGCCGGACAGAATGCTCGATGTGGCAAAGAAGATGTTCGACTCTGACAAAGAGCTTCATGGCTACATTCAGAAAGGCATGGAAGCGGGGCTGCCATCAACGGGTGGATTCCTCATTCCGCAGCAGCTTTCCAGTGAATTCATCGACCCACTGTATGCTGGAACGTTTCTTGACAAGATTGGCATTTCCAAGTATCCAATGCCTAACGGCTCTCTGAATCTTGGCCGCGGCGCAACATCTGGGGCATTCTCCTGGGGTGCGGAAAATCCTGTCAATGACAAGACTGGCATGACCTTCGATGAAGTGAAGCTGTCTGCCAAGTCTGGCTCTGCGTATGTGCCTGTGTCGAATAGCCTGCTGCGCTACTCGCCTGCCCAGGTGCAAGCCATCATCGCTCGTGACCTGCAGGAAATTTATGCGATTGCCATCAACACTGCCGCTCTGTATGGCAAAGGCACTGCGTATCAGCCCAAAGGGCTGGTGAACGTTGCTGGTATACAGACACTAGGTAGTTCCAGCACGCCACTGTCTGCAAACACTCCTGTTGATATGTTAACGCTGCTTGAGCAGGCGAACATCGCCATGCT